GATGTCAGCGGAGCGGATGGGTTGTTCCATGGGGGTAGAGCCGAGTTTGTCGAGGACGGCGGCGCGAGCCTCATCGAGGGTGCGACCACCTTCGATCAGTTCACGGGCCAGGTCTTGCATCTGGTATTTAGAGCCCAGTGCGTTGATGGCGGCGATGCGGGTCCGCTCGGCCTCAGCGGCCTTGGACCGGATCACCTCCAGATCAGGGGTGTTTTCCATTTCGGGAATGGGGGTAGATGCGGTTTGGGCCGCTTGGCGTTGGTCCTGCATCTCCTCTACTTCCGTAGGGGGAACAGGCGCTTCATTAGTGATAATAGGTGTGGCGCCTTGACACTCCTTAGTACGTTGCGCGGTAGGGAGTTCGGGAGCAGCCTCGGTGATTAGTGAGCGCCCGATTCCGATTGTGGGGTCTGCGGGAATGCTGACCACGCTTATCTCGTGCGGTGACCACTTGGTTGCTACGTAGTCGCCATTGCGCTCTTCCATCTTGTCGATGGCGTAACCGAAGCTGATGCCGCGAAGGATGCCGTCCTTCACGTCGTCCAGCACCTCCTGGGCGAATTTGTTGCGGGAGAAGCGGACCTTGGCATAGCCACGCTTGTCTTTGTCGTTGATGTAGGCACGCTCTACTACACCGACGACTTTATCGGGGTTGTGGTTGAACAGCAGAGGAGCACCGTCATTTAGGCGGCCTAGGTCGGCGGCGTCGGTGTCGTGGCTAAGTACTTCGTTGCCGAAGTAACGGGCCACGGGATATTCAGAGCTGAAGGGGAACTCGAAGGTCCGCTCCTCGAGTGCGCGGAAGTTTGTGGCTTCAGTACGGGTGTAGGTACCACTTAGGTCGCGCTGAGCGGTTTCAAGGGTGCGCAGGGCTTCGATCTTGCGCAGCGTGGAGAACTTGTGGCCGACGAGGGTCTCGGTGGCGTCCCAGCCGTCAGCACCTTCGCGATAGATGCGAATTAGAGCGGCAGGGTCTTCGGCGGTGGCGTTGATGCTGAACTCGGAGTCGGGTACGCCGAGGGTGCCTTCGCGCATCACGTGTTCAATACGGCCGCGTGCCGTACCGCCGGAGCTATTCCAGCTAACGAAGTCGCCTGTACTTAGGTCGGAGGGCTTAGCGCGTTCCACGGATTCATCAGCAGCACTTAGTTCTTCAACCTTAGTGCGCTCACCTGTGGCTTCCTCGAACTGAATTGGGGTGTAATCGTGCTCGCGAAGCCATTGACGGGCCTCGGAAGCTGTGAATTCACTTAGGCGGAAGCGGATTGCTTGAAGATCGGTGCCTTGCTCACCGGTTTTGATGCCGAAGATGAAGTCGACACCCTTACCTGCGGCATCGTTGCGGCGGCGGAAGCGGTCGTAAGCCGAGGGGTCCTTCAGGCGAGCGGCATGCTCTTGGGGGTAGGGGCGGCCTTCATTAGGCTCTTCGGCCTCGGACATTAGGCGCTCGGGGACGATCCAGAATTTGCAGACGCCTGCGGGATCGATGTCACCGCTGACGATTTCGCAGGCGCGGGGACCGGCATAGAAGGCGCAGTTTGCGCAGACCATGCCATCGGAAGCGAAGGGGCTTTCGCTCATGTAATGGGCACCGTGAGCACCGGAGCCCTGATCGAAGGCGCCGAGGTCTTCGGCGATCTCTTCGAGGGCTTCGTATAGCGCGACTTGCGGGGCTTTTAGCTCCGCAGTCAGTTCGCGGTCTTTGTCAATGGTGCTCATGATGTTGTCACTCCAGGATTTGCCGGGGTCGCCACCCCATGCTGCCCAGGCGACCCGGCCAGGAGAGGGGTAGCCTTCTTCGCCTGGACTGAAGCCTTGGCCCTGTTTGTCTACTTCGTGGCGGGCGAACCACGCGGACATGGTGCGTACGGTCTCAGCGCTAAGGGGGTCGCCACTAAGGATTTGGGAGGCGCGGTTTGCTGCGACTTCGGTGCCGCCCGCGTTGCCTTCTGCCTTCCAGGCCCGGTAGCGCTGAGCTTCCTCGCGCATCGCAGCGGTAGGTAAGTAGCTCATGGGTTTGGTGTGGCAGGAGGTTCTAAGGGGGAGGTGGGCGTGGATGAGGCGCCGGGGATTAGACCTAGGTCCTTGTCTAGGGTCACCCCCGCATCCTTAGCGACTTGCTGTTCGCGGGCTAGTTCGCTGACGTTGTCGTCGTAGTCGCCGCCGCTTTGGGCGATGGCGATGACCTGGGACTTGGTCATGTAGCCAGCTTGCTCGGCTTCGCGGTAGGCCTTGACTTCCTTGAGCGGGTCGACCCAGGTCCAGCCACGTGGCATCCAGTGGGGGGTGTCGTAGCGCTCGGGGCGAAGCTCGTAATCCGGGAAGCCAAGTTCGCCGCTGAGGACCGCGAGGCTTAGCCACTCGCGGAAGACGCGCATGTGGAAGTTCTCGATTAGGTAGTTCTGGACTACACGCCAGTGCTCACGGTCCTCGAGCAGGCTGAGACGTGAGCTTGAGTAATTAGTGTCGGAGAAGTCGCGGCTCAGGGTTTCGTAGCTGCAGCCGAAGCCGGAGGCGAAGCGGCGCACCTTGTTGCGCACGAACATCTCGAACTGTTGATCGGGGGAATCGATCGTGGGAACGGTGACATTTTCGCCGGGAGCTAGATACTTAAACGTACCAGGCTCGAATTCACTAATTCGTTGATTATTCTCTATGTCGTCGGGCGTAAGTTCCCCTTCATTATTAGTGACGAAGCCCATTAGCGAAGCCGCGGCGCGAGCGCGGATGACTGCGGCTTCTTCGTAGCCCTGCAGCTGGTGAGCGTCGGACATCACTGGGTGAAACCAGGGCACACCCCGGTTTTGCGACGGCCGTTCGGGCAAAAAGAGATGAATTACGTCGTCTGCGGGCAGGAAGACGTGCTTTTCGTTGTTCTGGGGGACGTTTTGGAACCAGTAGTCGCCGGGGTGCCTTGTGAGCATGGCGTAGCGCACGGGGCGGCCCCACTCGTTGACCTCGACGCCGTTGCGCCACTCGTTGGCGGGGGCGAGGGTGGCACCGGTATACTCCTCATCGAGGAGGTCGCTCTCGAGGATCTGTAGCGCGAGGGGGACCTTGGAGCCGCCGAAGGAACGCCTAATGATGCGGAAGATGGCTTCGCCGGATTCGGGGAGAGCGCCGGTGGCTAGCCATTCGAGTTGGTGGAAGCTGTAGCGGCCAGCCACGTCGCAGTGCTTAGCACGGCTCCACACTTCCCACTTAGCTTCGATGAGCTTGTTGATGCGGTCGTCGCGCTTGTTGCCACGGAGCTGCTGCACCTGGCTTTGCAGCTTGATGCCGGTGCCGACGACGTTGATCTGGGTGGTGCGCTTGGCCTGCTTGGCGTAGGGGTTGTTGCGGACTAGCTCGCGGGAGCGGTCGCGCAGTTTGCGCAGGCTGGTGCGGATCTCCGCGTCGGCGCTGGCCTGACTAGCCAGCCAGTCGGCCGTGAGGCGCGAGATGATGGCGCCTTGGTATTGCCGACGCCCGGTGCGTGCGGGGACGGCGGGCTTAGCGAAGCCGAGTGCGCGGAGGAGATTAGTGCGGATGCCCATCGTCTTAGTTGAAGCGGACGAACATGTTGCGCGGGTTGCCAAGGCCGTTGGCCATGAGTTGCGCCGCTTCTTCGCGTTTTACGTCAGCTTTTAGCTTTGCTTCGAGCTGAAGTAGGTCGGCGAGGTCGTACTTCTTCAGATTACGGGTGCCGATGCGATATTCCTGGACCGCTCCACCGCTGAGGATTGTGCGGATTGCGGCTTGGACGGCCTCGAGATCTTTCTGGGCTTGGGTGCGGCCGTCGTAAGCGGTGGGGATGCCGGCGTAAGTGAGTGCAGGCAGCACTTCGGTGGAGCCCGTACCGACGGTGATGGTGGAGCCGGCCTTAGTGGCAATGGCCTGCCAGTACCACGTACCAGCGTCGAAAGGTGCGCTGGTAGCGGCAGAGATGGTGAACTGCCAGCCACTTCCGTAGGCCGTGCCTACAACTGTTGCGCCTTCGGCTGCCGTATTAGTGCGTAAGTAGTAGGTGAGGGTGTAGTCGGCACTGCTTATGGGGTTGCCGAGGTTGTCGACGGTGGCCTCGTCGCGCCACGTGATGGTGTCGCCGGCTTGGATCTGGGAGGGAATCTGCACGGGCTCACCAGCTCTTGACGAAATTGCCTCGTTTAGGGGCGTTTTGTTGTTGTGATCGTAGCGGAGCTGCCTGCTTAGGTTCATTACGGCGCTCTAGTTGGTCCCAGATAGTGCGCCTGTCGTATTTCTGGTAGAGGCGATGCAAAGCGGCGTAGGCGTAATTCATCTCGTCAAGGGCCTCGTTTGCTGCTTGGCTTTTCTTTACCCAAATGCGCTCGGGGAAGCCGTTGCGGAAACGCAGGATCTGTTTCTCGGCTGTGAGTTCCTCGAAGTAGTCGGTGCCGATGGTGGCGTAAAAGTGCAGGTAGCCGGGTCCGGGGTCGTTGTGCTTGAGGCGGCCGAAGAGCAGAGACTTGATGCCATCGGAGCCAACGGGGAAGAGCTGTGCCCCCTTCTTTAGGGCTTTGCCTTTGAAGTTCACGTCCACCTTGGTGGCCTTGCCTAGGGGTGGTTTGCCCTTTTGGCTTTGGCCTTTGATGGCGATGACGCCGATGTTGGCGCGTTCGCGGGCGTACTGGTAGACCTCTTGGGTATGGTGACCGCCGGAGTCGATGGCGCAGCACAAGACGCTGAGTTCTTCGCCGGTTTCGCTGGTGTAGGGCTTACCAAGCACCTCATCGAGCTGTTTCCAGACTTCGGGGCGGCTTGGGCTGCCGTAGATCTTGACGCGGTCGATCAGCCAGCCCTCTTCTTCGCGGCCCCAGGCCCAGACGCTCAGGCTGAGGCGATCGTCCTGAACGTCGCAGCCCACGGTGAGGGCAAGCGCTTCTGGTGGGGGGCAGTGTTGCTTATAGGTCTCCTTACCGGCGCGTTCCATCAGCGAATCGGCGCCGATCTTGGAGGCGTACTCGTCTTCCCACGTTTCGCCTAGGACGGTGTTGACGAAGGTTTTTAATTGCTCGGCGTCGTGTTTGGCGTCGAGGAACTCCTCGACGAGGTTGGGCCAGGTGGCGTTGGGGGAGTAGCTGTAGGCGGCCCAGATGTGGAAGCCGATGTGCTTGCCGTTGCCGGGGGAGGTGGGGCGCCATTCACCGCGCTCGACCATCCAGCGCTTCTTGGAATGGGGTATTAAAGTGCTACAGCTCTCGCACTTATACGTGGCGGTGGCTGGGTCGTTGTCGCTCCACGTCATCTGGGGCCAGCGGAGGTACTGCATGTGGTTGCAGTAGGGGCATGGGACGAAGTAGCGGCGCTGATCGGTCTGCTGGAACATCCGCTCGACGCGGCTGAAGTCCTTGACGGTGGGGGTGGAGCCGGCGACGATCTTGCGATTCCAGTAGTACTCGGTACGGCGGATGCCGAGCTTGATCTGGTCGCCCTCTGCACCGGCGGAGGCGGGGTAGCCGTCGATTTCGTCGAAGAGCACGATGCGTCGGCTGACTCGGCGGAAGCCGCGGGGCGAATTGGCGCCGACGAGACTGAGCGTTCCACCGGGGAACTGCTTCTGGAGGATCGTGTTAGCGCCGTCTTTGGCCTTGCTGTCGCTGACGAGGCCGCGTAGGCACGGGGTGTCACGCAGCATGGGCGCGATTTCTTCTTTGGAGTAGCCCTGCGCGTCCTCGATGGTGGGCAGGACGAGCATTATGGGGGCGGGGTCTTGGTGTACGTGGTAGGCGATAACGTGGTTGAGTATTTTGCTGTAGCCCACGCGGGCTGATTTCATTACCGTTACTTGTTCTACGTTATTGCTGCTTATTGCGTCCATAATGCCCTTTTGGTAGGGCAAAGTGTGCCAACGGCCGCCTTCTGCGCTGCTTTCGGCGCTAAGGAAGGCGTAGGTGTCGGCCCACTCGCTGAGGGTGAGCTTGCGTGGAGGGCGGAAAGCGCTGAGGGCGGCGTGTTCTAGGCGTAAGAGGTTGTTCATAAGTTTGATAAGGGAAAAGATTAGTCTTCTTGCGTAGGAGCTTCGTTACTTAGGTCTTCAAGTGTTTCGCGCACGATGTCCTCTAAGAGACTTATGGCGTCGGTATCTAGGTCGGGGATGCGTTGTTTGGCCTTTGTGGGGATGCCGAGGATCTTGGTGCGGGCCAGGGTCACGATCTCGACCCACTTCGCCTCGATGTCGGCGGCGGGGACGAGGAGGCCCTGCTTCTGTTTGCGGTCTAGCTCTAAGAGTTCGGCCTTTAGGTGCTCTGTACGGGCGCGACTTTCGTCGTAATCGGGTATCGCTTCGTCGGTTTTACTAATGCGTGGCGTTGACGTGCCAGGGCTTAGGCGTTCTTCGCGAGGGCGAAGTGGTTTGGGCGGTGTGCTTGGCGGCTTAGGGCCCACACCGATGCGGCGTTGCGTGTTCTTAGCCCATTCGTCACGCATGGTTTCGCTGTTGACCATTACGCGGCCGTCTTTACTTTTTGTTGTGCTCAGCCGGCCGGCCTTGATAGCGGCATATACGGCTTCGGGAGTAACTCCCATTGCACGTGCCGCTTCTGCTCTTGTGATTAGTGGCATAGATGAACTTTAGCTCTTATCTCCGGCAGGTTCTAGGGTGCGGGTAATTAGGTGTGATAAGCTGTCCGGCTTTTTTGTGGGCTGGGATGGGTTGGGGTAGGTATGAGAATGATTATCAAAACTACTTTCAAGCGCTGTGCCTAGCCGTATAGAGCGACTCGAAACACCTCGCGAGTCCGGGGCCGAAAGGGACCCGCTAGTTAGCATCAACATATAGACAACAAGTGTAAGTCGGGAGTGTTAGTTACACTTAAGAAGTTGTGGTTAATTCTAATTAGTTAAAAGTGGGGCAGGCGTGGTGGCCTAGGGCTGGCCTAGGTTGCGGGCCTAGGTGTCAGCATCGCCGGCCTAAGGTGCCGGCTTAGGTGAGCCTGGGCCTGGCTTACGTGGCAGGCTTAGGTGTCAGGGCCACGGGCCTACGTGGCGCCACAGGCTTAGGCCCTAGGCCACGGGCTTAGGGGTCTAGGTGTGAGCCGCGCGGGGCCAATGCTGCGCAGTAAAAAACCCTCACCCGGTGAGGGGTGAGGGCTAAGGGGTGAGGGCTAAGCCTTAGGGCTTAAGGCGCGGGGCCTAGGCCTACCAGCTGAGCCGGACTAGGCCATCGGCTAGGGGTTGATCGGCTGCCGTGGGGGCCAAGCTGAATGCCTTAGCGGCGGGTCCGGCGCCGCGGCTTGTCTTTGTGCGGAGAATCACGGCTGAGCCCGAGGGGTCCCGCCAGCGTTGATCTGTGGCATCACCATCGACTGCTGGGAGGGTGAGCGCTTCGCCGCCGTAGGGGGTGAGGGTTACAGCCACCGGCAGGGGCTGGCCCTTAGCTAGGGCAGTGGGAATGGCGATGCTGTAGCCAGCGCGGGCGGCAAGCCAGGCGTCAGCTACGGCGGTTTCACGGTCGGCAGCCATGCTGGCGGTTACGTGCCACCCAGCAGCGGACTGCGCCTTAAGGCCTAAGGGGCCACTGAGCGGGGCTTTGCTGTAGTCGTACAGCCACAGGCTGCCATCGTCTAGCGCGGGGCTAAGGATGCGGCTCAGGGTGTGATCCGGGCCATCGCCGGGTTCAGTGATTAGGCCAAAGCGGCGGCTGAGAGCCTGAGCCTCAACAGGGCTCAGGCTTAGGGCCAGCCGATGCCACCCCACGGCGGGGCCTTCATCAGTGCCGCGCAATCGAACGGCCAAGGGCACCCCTAGGGCTTGAGCCTTGGCCCAGTGGCGCGCAATGGCCCATAGGAGAGCACGGCCATAGGTTGCTGGGCTGGCCAGCATCGCAAGGGTACGGCGGCCACGGGCGGATGCCACGGCAGCACTCAAACCGCCGTGGCCGGCCCAGGCCAGACAGCCGGCCATGCATCCAGCCGTGGCCCAGGGGCAGCCGTTATGGCGACGGGCCACGGGGCCTAGGCCCTCCCGGTCGGCGATAGCGGCAAGCTTGGCCAAATAGGACCGTGGCGCCGTGGCCCCCTGATGGCCTGGAGTGACAGCGGCAGCCAGGGCCCGCGCGGGTAGGTGGTGAAGGATGACGCTATGGGCCGTGGCCCTGCCCTTGGCCAACTTTGGGTTGCTGTCTGTCAGCAGGCCGTCAAGGGTGAGATCAAAGCGGGCTAAGAGGGCGCGGATATCGGCCGGGATGGCCAGAGGAGCGGTAGGCCTAGCGGCGGCTGTTGTTTGCACGGTGATAAGCGATAAGAGGTAAGGGGGCAAGTGATGCCCCTAAGGGGGCCAGCCCTGCACCGTGGCAGGGTGTGGCCCGGTTAGGGGGTCTTAGGCCCAGGCCTGGAAGGCCACGACCGGTAGCCGCGCGGCTCCCCATAGAGGGCCGCTGTCTGCCGCTAGGCCAAGGGTTCGGCCGTGCTGATCGGCAGCCCATGCATGGGGCAATCGGCACCCCTTAGGTGGGGGGCCGTATGTGCCCTGCCGGCGGTGGCCGTCGACCGTGGCCCACGCGCGAATGCGGCCTGAGGGCAGGGTGAGGGTGCGGATTACGTAGCTCAGCATCAGTGGGCCCCCTTAGGGGTGGCGATGACGGCAGGGCAGCCACCTAGGGCCGCTAGGGCGATGGCCACCCCATCGGGTGAGGGCTCAGATAGGCCCGTGATGGGCAGGCGGTCCGCTGTGGCGCGGGCCGTGGCGCTCAGCTGCCACCCTGCCGCGCGCGCACATGCGAGGGCGTGGGCTGCGCTGTAGGTGTCAGGCAAAGTGAAAACCGTTCGGCCTAGGTGATCCCTCACCTCTAGGCCCGCGCGGGTAGCGGCCCATCCGGTGATCAGGGGCCTAGGCCGATCCGTCCCTGTGGCCATACGGGCGAGGGCTAGGGCTAGGCCGTAGGGATTCTCAGGATCGGCAACGAAGCCGGCGGTAAGGGCTTCGAGCTCCTTTGCCGCTTCTAGGGCCAGCACCGCCCGCTCACCGGCCACTAGGGCTTGGCCCTCGCCAGGGGTGAGCTCGGCCACATATGTGTAGGTATTGCCGCCGTCGACGGACCCGGCAGAGGGCAGCACCCGCCACGTAAGCCCAGCCTTTGTAATTAGGGCAGCCACGGCGGCATCGGGGCCCTCCTGAAAGGGCGCTATGGCCGTAATGGCCCGCTCGTTTGGGGACCGCTTAATGCTGGCCTTCCATACGGCGCCGCGGCGGTCCGTAGGGCCGTGATACGTGGCCACGATAGCCGCGCGGTAATGGCGCGGATGGCTGTCAGAGGGCCGGCGATCGCCGGCAACAGTGGCGGGATCGTAGGGGTGAGCGTTGGAGGTCATGACGGCAGGGACTAAGGGTGAGCGTTAAAGGTGAGCGGTAAGGGTTAGCGCAGACGCAACGTGGCAGCGGGATCGATGCGGGCGATCAGGGCAGCCAAGCGCTGAGCCTGAGGCAGGGGCCTAGGGCAGCCGATGGGCTGCCACCCGGCAGAGGCCCCGCGGTAGCGGGCAACCTGTAGCAGTGGGGCAGCGGTAAGGGGTGAAGAGGTGAGCATGGCGACAAAGGGTAAGGGTGAGCGGTAAGGGGTTAGCGGCGCAACCTAGGCCTAGGGGGCCAAGGGTGAGCGGTAGGGGCAGTGAGCGGCGCTCAGCCGCGCGGCTTGAGCCTCTAGACGGCAGCTGATCAAATCAAGGCGCGCGTCGATGACGCGGGTGACTGTAAACATGCCGGCGATCGTGGCCCAAGTGAGCCCTGCGGCGGTGAGGGCAGCGGCGGCAAAGGTGCGGGTAGACATGGCAGGCAAGTGGTAAGGGTGAGCGGTAAGACGCAGGCGGGATTAACCGCGGGGATTGGCGCGGTCCCATGCGGCTGCATCGAATGCGGCATCGGCGGCGTTGCCGTAATACCAGCGCTGAGATTCGTTGATTTCGGGAGGCTCGGAGACGAGTTGATGCCGTGGGCGGCTGTAGCGCCACCAACCGGGGCTGTATGGGTGCTCTTCTTGATGCTGAATCACGATCGAAAAAGGCATGGCGGCAAGTGGTAAAAGGTAAGGGTGAGCGGGGCCAGCTTAGCCCTAGAGGGAGTCAAGGCAAGCGGCGGCGCCACGTTGGCGGATATTGGCCCTAAGGCGCTCCACCAGTGCGTCAGCGCTTGGCCGCTGCGCCCAGGTAAGGAAGCCCTCAAAGGGCCAGCCGAGGGCCTGCCACGTTGCGCAGTCAAGGGGGCCGCCAGCTGCTAAGGACTCGAGGGCTAGGAGGGCAGCGGGCTTGGCCGCGGGTGGCTTGGCCGCGGCGGGCTCGGCCGCGGGCTCAGTTGTGGCGTTAAGGCGCACCGGCTCAGGAGCGGCGGCAATGGCGGCCACGATGGGGGCCGCTTCGGCCTGAGCACGGGCCAGGGGCTCAGCGGCAGGGGCCACCAGCACAACGCGATAGGAGTGCTCTGGATTGCGCTCAGCCCAGCGGGCAGCCCGGCGCTCAGCAACGGCCACAGGATCCGGGCCAATACCTGTGCGCTGCCACTCACCCCGTTTGTAAGGGTCAATCTCCACCTGGGCGAGAGGCTCAGGGGCAGCACCGGGGCGGGCCTCACCCGGCAGCACAGGGGCAGGGCGCTCAGTCTCACGCAGGATTGCGCCCACGGTCACAGCCGCACCCCGGGCCTGCAGGCGGGCGACAGCAGGGATCCAGGTGGCGGGGGTGCTGATGGGGAATTTCTGGCACAGGTGGGCAACAGCCTCAGCCTCAGGCTCAGCCACCACAGGAGCGGGCTCAGCCTCAGGCTCAGCCACCACAGGAGCGGGCTCAGCCTGGGCGGCCTCAGTTTCAGCTTCAGCCCAGGGATCCTCAGCCACAGGGGCCAGGCGGGCATTGGAACCTGCCCCCCACTTAGCGAGCTGTTTGGCGGCCAGGTCAGGGCGGCCGGCCCAGTTCTGAGGCCAGGCCTGCCCCGCCGCGGGGTCGCCTGTCACCACAACAGCCACGTAGGTGCGGGCGGTGCGGCGGGTGATCCTGGTGCCGGTAGCGGGATCTACGGCGACGATCGTGCGGGTTTTAGCCATCGGTAAGGGCAAGCGGTAAGGGCTGCGCCGTGAAGCGCTCCCCATATATAGGCCACGCGAACGGCCCTAGCCCCGAGCGGCTGTGCCGATTATCCGAGTGGACTAGTTGCCCTCGGCCTTAGGGGCCTGGCCATGGTGAGCGGGCCTGAACAGTAAGGCTCAGCCAAGCCGCAACGGTAAGGCTCAGCCACACCTGAACAGTAAGGCTCAGCCAAGCCGCAACGGTAAGGCTCAGCCACACCTGAACAGTAAGGCTCAGCCAAGCCGCAACGGTTTAGTTTAAAAACCCTACCTCGTAACTTATACCGACAAGCGCAATCGCATTGTCGCTGACACCTACTGCGCAGCGGTAAGCCTCAGCGACAGCTGTAATCGCACTTCTTCGGCATACCTTACCGTACACCCCTATTTATAAACATTAGGGGCGCGGGCGCGGCCGCCAGGCGCCCCCGCGGGTGACGCTAAGTGGTGGTGGGGGAGGGGGTTTGTGGGTAAGTGGGTGTGGGAGTTTGTGTAAAAAAGAGTCTTAAGAACCCGAGGTTCCCAAGTCCCAAAATTTTTTACGAAATTATGGGTGGCCTATAAAAACCGGCGGCTTACAAGTCCCAAAATGCATCGCCGCGGTCTAAGCGGGAGCGTCGCGAAAACTTAGCGAAGCGGCGTTCCAGCGCCTTCATGCGGAGGATGAGCAGGACCTGGCTGATGCAGAACATGGCGCAAGCCACGCTGAGTGCAGTAATGGGTGAGGACATGGGTGTAGTGCGGCCTAGCGGGTGAGACTTATGAGACTGGACTTGAGACAGCAACGCTTAGCTGCTCAGGGATGGGTTGGCGTAGTGGAAGAAGCTCTCTGCGGTTTCGTCGAGGGGGTCGACTGGGGAGAGGAGGTCTTCGCAGTTGCCCGCACCACGACTAAGCAGGGTGGGGTAGGGCTCTGCGGCTGTCTCATTAGCTGTCTCATGAGTCTCACCTGCGAGGCTCACACCCAACTCACTGCTTAGCCACTGCTGCACAGACTTAGGGGCTGTGCGGCCTAGGCGGGTAAGCACGTCGCGCATGAGTGTGAGGGTGGCGCAGTCGTCGAGCAGACTTAGGGCCTGGTCAAGTGTTGGTAGGGGCTCACCGGCTGCGCTTGCAGCGTCGATGAGATGGTGTGCGAGCGCGATGTGAAGTGGCGTAATTGGTGCAGTCATTGGCGAAGCAACTTAGGGTCTGTGGAGTTGGCTTACTGGTGTGCCTAGGGAGTGGAATAGTGAGGAGCGGGAACCCTGGAATCCCAAGATTGCATCGATAATTAAGACTATTGATCTACATAATGTGTATTACTTAAATGGTGGCGATGAGCGCCACCTGCTTATGGCGCAGATGTTACGGGAATATGTGTGTGAACTGAAGGAGTGGCTAAGCGAGGCCGAAACGGGCCGCTTTATCGAGCACGACCTCGAGCGCTGTCGCGAGAACGGTGGCGCGGTCTAAGTCGACAGCTTCTAGGACGGTGAGTTGGTTGTGCAACTCATTAGGGGCGTAGACGTAGGTGTTGTCGAACCAGCCGAGGGTGCGGTAGAGGGGGCCGCGGGGGTTCTCCTGGCGGCTGAGTGTGGCGTGGATTGACCAGTCACTGGGAGCGATGTCTTTGAGGTAGAGGTCGCGTGCTAAGTCTTCGGCCTCGTCGGCATCCTTGGCCAGCACTAGGCACTCGCTAAGTAGTTCGACGGCGTAGAGGCGCAGGTTAAGCGGAGTAGGCATCGTGGTAAGTAGGAAAGTGGTAGGGCTTAGTGGTGCGACTTAGCGGCTGCGCAACTTAGCGCTTTAGCGCCAGCGCCCAGCGGGGTGCCTTAGTGGTGCTGCCTAGCTGCGCTTGGGCGGCGTGACTTAGGTGCTTCACCACGATGCCGTCGGTGGGCCAAGAGCGGAACGCACCACCGCTTAGCCAGGTGGTGTGGAGCTGCTCGACCTCGGCCTGCTTAGTGCAGAGGAGGGTGTCGGGCACTTGGAAGGAAAGGCGGCTGAGTAGGTCGATGGTGGAGGTTTCGTCGGAGCGGGTGGTGTGGCTAAGGGGAGCGGTGTAGGCGGTGAAGCGGAGGCCTGCGCCGCTGAGCTGCTTTTTCCTTAGGGCGGCGGCGGGGGTGGACTGCTTGAAGTCGTCGGACCACAGCTCGCCGGTCACGTCGAAGACGCCGCTGAGTGCCGTGGCGACACCACTGAGGCGCTTGGGGATGTCGCTAACGAGGAGAGCCAGGGCCAGCGCACACTTACCGCTGCGGGTCCAGGCGGCTGTGAGGATGCCGTCTTCGTAGCGGAGGGCGAGGGCGATGCCATCGATCTTGGGCTGGACTACGACGCCCTCGGGCTTGGTGGCGTTCCACCACTCACCTAGGTCAGAGCAGTCGAGACTTAGGAGGGCGGTGCCGCCGCCGGGCTGCTGGAGTTCGGGAGCGTGGGGGGCCACGCTGCGGAGCTGCGCGATGAGGGTGTCAAAGGCCTCGTCGGTCATCAGCGGGGTGCCGGCGCGGTAGGCAGCGTCGGCCTGGCGTACTTGGTTGCGGAGCGATTCGACGGAAGCGGTAGGCACAAGGGGTAAGGCGGTAAGTGGGTAGGCCGCGCTGGGGTTGCGTGGCTTGGGATCAATGTAGCACTAGGTGGGGCGGCTGCGCAACCAGGCGATGGCACGACTTAGCCCATGGCGTCCCTTAGGGCCTGGCTTAGCAGCGTGGGCAGTAGGCGGTCGGAGGCGCTGGTTACGCGGCCGTAGAAGTCGAAGATGGTGGGGACCTTGGGTTGTGTGGTGGTGAGGGTAAAGAGGCGTTGGACTTCGCTGCCCTTGGCGCGGTAGATGCCGTTGGGAAGGCGGCTGGGGCGCGTAGAGGTTTTGCGGCGGTCTGGGATGGCGAAGTAGCGCCAGGCTCGTGTGCCCGCACCCATGCCGGTTTCGGTTTTGAGGGCGGCCAGCACTTGCTGGTACTGCCCAGGGGACATGTTGCCGTAGCTGTTGACGCGGACGCCTCGGCCCTGCAGGAAAGGGACGGCGTACATCGAGGGATCAATGATGCCGTTCTTGCGTAGAGCGCGGGTGAAGCGAGTGGTGTAAGCAGGTTTGCCGCCAGCACCGTCCTCGGTGCTGACGGGGTATAGGTAACGGGCGGGATCTTGGCCCTTTGCCCCATCAGTGCTAATGCTTACGCGCAGCTCTAGGCCATCTGCGTTGTAGCGAGGGGAGCGCAGGGTGAACTGCACTGGATTAGCGAACTGCTCGCCCATGTACTGGGCAAGGTCTTTGCGCAGCTCGAAGCCCAGCTTCTGCATGCTGCGCTTACCGGCATAGGGCAGCTGCACAGCTTGGAGCGCCGTCACGTAACCGATAAGTTGGTCGGCCTGGAAGGTGATGGGTTTGTAGGCCATAGGGTGCCGCGCAGCTAAGTGGTGGTGCTTAGGTGCTTAGGCCTGCCGCAAGCTTATCGAAGTAGTCGTTGCAGCGCTCGAGGAAGCGGCATTCGGCGCCGCGCAGCTCGAGTTCACTCAGGGGTCTTAGGTCTACGGGACCTGCGCGGCGGGCGATGACGATGTAGGCAGCTTTAGCTTGTATACCAGTAAGGTGCTTAAGTCCGAGACTATAGGCACCTAGCTGATCTGTGTAATCAACCAGCATAGCTTCGCTGCGTCGATTGAAGGATGATTTCCAGTCGACTAAGGTTGGGCCTACGCCTTGTACGTCTAATAGAGCATCACAAGTACCGGCAAAGCCTGCAGGGTGGTGAATACTGAACTCGATGGCGTGGATGGCTGTGACGTTCTCCTCAATCCACGCAAGGAGGGACCGCTTATACCCATTAGCGCTGAAGCCTACCTTCGGTGCATTAGGAAGAACGCGCTTGAGGGCCCAGCGGGTGAGGGGAGCTGGAGCACGCAACAAGCCGTCAGGCTTCTCGTAGATAGAGCCTTTCTTCTTAGCGGTTTGATCAGCAAGCTTCTTAGCAGCCCGGAGCACGTACTCAGCAGAGTTGTGCATACGGGTGCCGCGTTCGGCTGCGGTGTCGCGTTCCACGGCAGCACGCTCTTCGCCGAGGCGAGCTACCCAGGCCTCGAGGGCGGCTTTGCTGTCGCTGGTTTCTTTGAGGATGCGCGTCACGCTGTGATAAATCTCACCGGCGCTATCGCGGTAAATGCGCCCATTGGGGTCTGTCTCGTCGTCCCTTTCGAGCTGGGAGCGCTTGAGGGCGGCGAGGCGTTCGTTGGGCGTGAGCACTAAGTGGGACGGGGTAGTGGGGAAACAGAAAAGCCCTAGGCACAGACCTAGGGCTTGAGGGCTTAGCTACTTAGCGCTTCAGTCAAGGAACCGCGTGGTCCACTCACCACAGCCTTGAGAGCCGTGAACGACAGGCCACATGTTTTGG